TAGAGGGCGCTTTAGATACTTGACCGAATTTACCAGGCATGCTTAATGATAGTGATAGATAATCTTGCTGGGTTACTCCTCTCATCTGAGTTGGGAATTGACTTAATGCGTTTAATCTAATCTGCTCTATCGAGTCCCCGTCACCGCCACCTATTGCTTGAGAAGGGTTATTTACTTGAATAGACTGTAATACTTGATTACCTATTACCGGATCAACATTACCTCCGAAAAATCCCGATGTAAAGCTTGAAACAGTATTAAGTTGATTGCTAGGGATATTAGCCTGTGCTCCCCCGCCTACTAAGTACCTAACTGTTAGTGTTGTATTAGATGGAGATAGTCCGTATGTTTCAGTAGTGGTAAAATTGGTAGGGTCAAATGCAGTGTTTATTTTCGATAAGCTATCTAATATACCTAATCCTACGTTGCCGTTATTAGGTAATATTAATTCATCTGCATTTTGATTCATACCAGATCCAAACTGTAGTTCAAGGGAATTATTTGATTTAACTCTAGTTACAAATCTTCTAGGTATTTTTTTAAGTTTTAATATATAAGGTACATTTCCGTTTTCTGAGCTGTAATTTGGATCTCTATAGTTAATATTTAAAGTATCGTCTAGTATTGTATCCTGAGCTAGGTAGGGAACTTCATACCATGTATTTCCGTCACTATCTATTATATCAATTATTTCTATAATATCTGTATCTTCTATTAAGGAAGTATTAAATTTTTGAGCAGATCCGTAAGTAAATGATTTTGTTTTAACTTCTCCGGAAAGACCTTTTGTAGTTTTTTTAAGTAAATAAAATAACGGGTCGCCTACTCCATCGAATGAATATACAGATATGTCCGTTGGATTTGCTGAGCTTGATACAGCAAAGTTAATCTTTTCTGGTACTATAAATGGAGTGTTTCTAATTATAGATGAGTTTACTTGCATGCTCTCATTTACAATTAATGCATAGTTATAATCAGGAGTTTTATTACCGCTAGAACCTTTAGAAGGAATAATTTGATATACATCTAAATCGACTGATGCGGCTGATGTTACTTTAGGTTTATATCCCAACATATAGGCTAGAGAGTATAGATTCTCTTTTTGTTTTGCATATTGTAAAAATGTCTCCTGTAATTGATTGTCTACATAAAAAGATAATACATCCCCTACATAAGCAGCCATTTCAATAAACATCGTACCTGGCGATGCTGACGAAAAGTCATTATATGCTGTAGGGAAATACGATTTAGCATACTCTATTAAGGTTGATCTAAAATCAGTATAGTCCTTATTAATATATTTTATATCTTTATTATTATCCATTTTGGAAGTTTATATTAATTTCATCTTCTATTCCTGTATTATTAATAATATAACTAAATTTAACCACGATTGTGTTATTATCGGGCTCTGGTTTAATAAAAAGCTCTATAATTGTAATGTTTGAAAAATTTATCTCTAACCCACTCTTAATACTTAATTCTATATTTTGTATATTCTCCGGTGTAATGTTTTCAAATAATAGATCTCTTAAACCTGCTCCGAAATTAGGATTAAATACCCTCTCTCTTCTTCCTGTTAATAAATAATTAATAATATTATATTTTAACTGTTCTTGAGTAGTATATACTGTTGTGAATACAGATTTAGAGCTAAAAGGTATAGATACACCAATTCCAGTACTCTTTTTTAAGTCTAACGGATTGATGTTTCTAACTTGATAAGCCATTATATTTGTCCTTTATTTTTCATTGTTTTCATTAATGCACTAAAGTCTGGGACTGAATCAATTTGTACATGTGATACATCTGATGCTGGTCTTGAGTTTGCAAGCATTTGATCTACACTCTCTACTACAGTAGTATTGGTACTCATAGAATATTGTCCAAATCCTTGTGCCATGTTTGCATCTGCATTTATAATAGTTCTATAATCTTCACCGGTCATGTTCATTTTGGTTTCGTTCAATAAATCCATTATAGGATCTGATGATTTATTTATTTTTGAACTAATGCCTGTAGATAATTGCTCCTTTAATGATATAGGTGCAGGTTTATTTTTAGTTATAGGAGGTTTACTTACTGTTTCTTTTAACAGGTGTGATAACTCTTCTCTGATAACTCCTCGAACTTCTTCTCTAATTATTTTTCTTAGAACTTCTAATTTACTCATATATTATAAATATTTTAATTATGAAATTTTGTTAATAATATAATACTATATATTTCCCCTAGCTATTTTATCCTTTTCTAATTTATCTTGAATTAACTTAATTTTAATATTAATGTTATCTATTGATAGAGGACCTGCGGTTAATATTAATTGCTTTAACTTTACCAAATCCTGTTCAAGCTTAATCTTTTCTTGATCAGATAATATATCTGCATTAGCAGTTGTTGATTCGACACCTGTATTAATTATTTGTATATTATTTGATAAAATACTATTAATTGATCCGTTAGCGGCTGGTATATTGTTTTGATTTTGTATATTTAGTTTTGTATCTGATATAGTGCTTTCTATATCTTTTTTAACTCTTTTCTTGAGCTTAGATGCACCTTTGATCCCATTGATCATAGTGTTTAATTCAGATTGAATAGCAATATATTCTGATGTTGATTCTTCATCGGATAAATTATCTTGATCTGAGTCAGGAATGTCTGAATCTATTAATATTTCATTAACTAAGATGTCTAGATCAGGATATTGTGACCCTGTATCTCCTATTCCTTGAATTAGGCCTTTGTTCTGTAATTTTAATTTTAACTCTTCAATTATTATAGAACTATCTGTAGCGAAGGTAAGGTCGGTTTGTTCTACTAATATTCCGTTAGAATCTATTGCAATCCCTCTTCTTCTTTTATATTTTATTCCTCCATCTACTAACTCTTCTTCTTGTATACGTAATATAAACCCTCCAAATATATTTTCATTTAGTTGACTTGCTTGAGTATATTTTGAACTAAATTTGTCTAGATCTTCTAATGTATTAATTAATCTTTTTCTGGTATTATCTAATTCGTTAATTATTGGTGAGGTATCTGTTTGATTACATATTTGTATATTGTTTTGAAGAATTTGTAGCTGTTTATTAATATACTGTATTTTGACTGTTATATTTTGTACTGTAAGGTATATTAATTCGACTGTTGTATTTAACTGTGATAGTCTTTTTAATCTTTCATCTATCTGTTTCAAGATAGCGTCTTTACCTCCTTGAATAGTAGAGGTTACGCCGAACATAAGGAAAGCTAAGGGTAGTGGTAATTTATTAAAGATTTTTACTACTTTTTTTAATACTTTTAATATTACTGTCTGTATTTTTATGTATATTAATATAAGTTTTACAAATTTAAGAATCTTTAAGCCCATTTGATTGATTGTATTAACACTATTTAGTAATGTCCTTATTATAGGCAATAATTTATCAATACTTAAATATTTTTGAATTCTTTGTTCTTGTTCTCCGATATTAAGATTTGTTACGGTTTGAACTAATCCTAGTGCATCTCTGTAGCTGTTTATTCCTGATATTAATGATAATATCGTTCTTAATTGTTTAATTTGATTAAGGATAATCCTAACTTCACTATTAGGTATAGATTCTGCAGAAATATTTTTATCTAGTTTTCTATTAAAGTCTTTTATAAAATTATTACTTTGAGTTAATTGAGGTACTAATGAAATAACATCAGGATCCTCTGTTAAGCTAGATAATTGTTGTACCTGATTTCTAACCTTAATTAATACCTGTTTAATTTTATTATTAGTTTTTGTATACGATTGAGGATTATTTCTTAAAATATTTAGTACGTTATTATCCTCTATTGTTATTTTATCATTAACGTTAAATGTTATTACATTTCCCTTAATATCAACATTATTAGAAAATGTAATATCCTGTGTTATAATAACAATATCATTAATTGTTATTGCATTGCTATTATAATTTACTGATCCTAGTATTATTTCATCTATAATTGATAATAGTTCTTTAGACTTAATTTTAATTGTTCCTATTGTATTTACAGGTCTTGTGTTATTCTCTAGCTGTAGGTTGTTTAGTACATATGCAACTAGGTTACAAAAATCTATTTTATTGATCTCGTTTAATAATGGTAATATTCCGTTTATTTTATCTTTCTTAAAAGGAAATTTTATTCCTTTATTAGGATTGGTTTTATCGCCGTAATATATTAAATTTATTTTAGATTGAATCTTACTAATATCTTTAGCTAGATTTATTATACCTGCTTCTGATCCTGTTGCTTTTATACTTCTGAAAAGAAATGGTGTAGAAGGAATTGATTGAACTTTCTTTGTAAGAGATTTCGATTCTAGTGAGCTAATATTTCTAACAGGGTTTGTTGACATTATATTGTATATGATGTTTTAGAAAGATTAGATAAACTTATTAAATTACTTTTCAGGATCTGTGACTTACTTAGTAATGCCTCTCCTGCAGATAATATAGCAATACTTGCAGCTGGTAGCCCTGTTGTTGATAACTGTGTTAGGGCAGATCCTACTCTTTCTAATTCATCAAGTAATTCAACTAGCATTTGATTAGTAGTTATGCCTAGCATTAAATTTTCACCTTCATCTTTAGCTTTTAGTCCTAATTCTATCTTAGGAGAACTTATAGATACTCCTTGGTATGTATCTATATTAACAGGACCTATACTTGATATACCGACTGCTTTTTTGCCGAATATTAATACAGAATCTTCCTTAGCATGAAATAATATTCTTCCAGATGATATAATTGCTTGATTGCCTTTATATGGAAATACTGGCGTATATTCTTTAATTGCCATTATGATTTATTTATTTTTGATGAATTTTGAGCCTGTTCTAGTTCTGATATGTCTTGATTGAAGGGTGATGTACTGCTATATATTGATGGATTGGTCTGCAGGGGTATTACTTCGTCGGGAGTTAATTGTAATTTAACACCGAATGTATCAAGAGGATATTTTGATATGTCTTGAATATTAATTACTTGATTATATGTTAGATATATAGATGACCCATCTATGTTTATATTTTCAACTGTTGGTATATATCCTTCCTGTATAGACTGTATCCCTTGATTGTTTCTTATTATAGTTATAGGATCTCCATCTGTTCCGTTCTTGCTCCATGAATTAACATTACCTTTACCGGTAACAGTACTTCCGAATCTAATAGATTGACCCCATCTTCCTTCTATTATAATATCTCCTTCAAAAGGTAATAAATCTTTAATATTACTTCTTTCTTTAAATGTTTTACCTAAAGGAAAATCTTCGTATCCGCTATTATTTCCTTGAGTATTTCCTTCTCCGACATTATTATATGTCACTTTATTATCTATAACAAAATCAGAATATTCTTTTAAATCAGGAAATGCATTGTGATGCGACGAGTTCCAAGTATTAAATGGTGGGTAATAATAAAAATCTTGTCTGCTTTTTGAATCGTTTAATTTATACGACGGTCCTGATATTATCTGAACTACCTCACCTACTAGAGGATATTGTTTTAGATTAGAAAAGAAGGGCTTAGCTATTAAATTAGAGTAGTTTGCATTATTAGAGCTTCTATCTGAATATAATATACTGAATGTTATATATCCTACTGCTCCCCATTCCCCTAATTCAGCAAAATCTTTATATAGAGGATCATTTATATCAATCCTGTCTAGAATAATTTGCTTTACCCTAGCTATAATTAAAGATGATGATTCAACTTTAACGTTGCTTAATCCATATAATGAACTATCAAAACTCATTATACTAATTAAGTTGTTTTAAAGGTTCAATCTTTCTTATTTCCTCGAATAACAGCTCTTTATCCTTATCAGTAAGAAAATCTCCTCCTTCTGATGAAGTGTTAGTGCTCATGGCTTTTTGAACTATACCTGCCATTTTTATTAAAGCTTCATCATTTTTAATTCCTGATTCTATATACCCTTGTAATAAAGGAACCATTAATACTGCTTCACCTGGATTATTAATCATTCCTTTTAATTGAACGATCATTTCGTGTATCTGCTTCTCTTTATTCCTACTATTCTTGTATATATCTTCTAGCAATGATGAGAATGTCTTACTACCGAATATTACATTATTAAAATCCATATCTTTTAAAATAAATATTATACATTATATATTTTCCGATATATATCCATGATCTTGATATTGGTTATTGGCTTTAATATATATATCTTTTAATGTTTTTATTACTTTAGTGATAACAGGAGTAGGCGAGTCTGTGATTTCTCTTATATAAATGTATATAGCTTTTTTAGAAAGAATATCTATATTTTCCCTTTTTCTAAAGAGTTCCATTATAGCATCAGCTACCTTAGCTTCTTTATTTTTAGGAAACAATTTAAATAAATTATCATCAATGTATCTAATATAATAATTAATTAATTGAGGCTCTTCAGAATATATATTAATATTATGTTCTCGAATAAGTCCTTCAGTAATATTTTTATCTTCATCTACTTCTAATAAAGTAGCTTTGCCTTTCATTTTCTTATAGTTATTAGTGTTATATACTATAAGATATCTTTTAGCGATTGTTCCAAAATAAGAATAAGCTTTACCCTTTCCTTGTTTATATTTAGATAGTTTTTCTAATAAAACACATACTACTTCATGTTTTAGTTCGTTTATAGTATTTACCTCTGTATAGTAGAACTTAAATGTATGTATTATATTTTCTGCTAATTTATGAAAAGCATAATTTATCTTTTCATTAAATATTTTATTCCTCTCTGACTTATTGTCAGTTAATAAATACTCTATTATAGCATCTTCTGTTTCTTGAGTAAAGTACTGTATCGACTGCTTTGGCTTTCTTTTTCTAAGTGTACCTTTTTGTGTAAGTAATATATTAGTTTCTTGTAAATTCTCTATCATGATTTATCTTTTGCAGCAAATTCATTAAGAGTAGACTGAATAGCCTTTACTGTTTTAAAGAAATATCCTATTTCATCATCACTTTTAAACGCACCAATTGTATCTAGATCTATCAATATCTTATCTGATTCGTTTATAATATTGCTTAGTAACTGTAATGTTTCTTCGCGTTCTAGAACCATTCGTTCTAATTTTATATTCTTACTATATAGGTTATATATTACATATCCTATAATGGTAAGTACCCATAACATAATGTTTATTATTATCGAATCCATATTATATATTTTTAAAGGCGTCCATTAATGAATTATTCTTTCCTGCTAGTTGCATATATGCCTCTGCTGAAGGATTTTTTTGATTGTTATATGATTTATATGTATTTTTTTTCTGAGATGCGTTACTATCTGAAGGGTTATTTAGTTTAGGAATCCAGTGATTTTCCCATTCCACTCTAGATGCTATCATATCAGCCTGATGTAATATAAGCGGTAATGATGTTCTTAGTCTAGATTCTGGACTGAATGATATTAAGTAGGGCTTATTAGCATCTTCATATAGCCCGTCGTGTAATTTAATTGCTAGAAATTCATTCTCAGATATATTCATTCCCGCTCTAACTAAATTAAAGATAGATCTGTCAGGGATTAGCATAAATGATAATTTAGTATTATTTTTATATATTGCTCCTTGATTTTTTACATGCCATTCACTTTCATTAGGTATATATCCTGGTATATCTCCTTCTCCTAGCTTACCTAGATCGTGATTAATGGCAGAAAATACTAATTCTTCTTTAGTAAAAGAATCTATTTCTCTAAAATGATTCCAAGTCTCCCAGCAATATAAACTAGCCTCCACTACTCTATTTACATGATCAACATATCCTCCCGGGAAGGCATTATGATATCCTTCTTTAGATGATGCCGGAGCTAATAATAGTATATCTTCAATAGATTGGTAGTATTCTAATAACTGTTCTTTTCTAGGTGAAGCAATATGATCGATAATATTCTTTTTGAATACTTCATAATTCTCCTGAATTTGTTCTGCTGATAATTTCATAATCTTAATTTTAAAAAAATATTAATTCATAGATTCATTTTCATTATTAATGATGGTTCTAGCATCAGATATTCTTTCTTTAATTTCGAATATCCTATCCTTAACATCTCTAATACTTTTAGTATAATTTAATAAAGAGGAAAGATTAGTTAATTCACTATCTATTTTTTCTAGCTTAGTGAGCATTAATTGTTTGTGCTTCATGTATTTTGTTTTATTAGTTTAAATGCGTGGTCTATGTCCCTGTACTTAATAATATATAATTCCTTTGAACTACTGTAACTATTTACTATATATAAAAACCTAGTCGGGTTATTGGTATATTCTATTTTTACTATAGGGTATTCCGTAGATTCTACTATCTCTTCTATACTGTCAAATAAACTTTCATGTTCATCATCATATATTATTTTAAATTCTATATTATCACTATTTAATAACTCTATTAATTTAGTGCACCTGCTGCATTCTTTTAAAGAAAATAATGTAATCATTGCTATGTTTTTTTTAAAAAATTGCTATGTTTGCTATGTAATGAACAAAAAGTTAATGTTTTTTTAGCAGAAAGGCAACTAATACCTACTATTTTTTTAATATTTTTTTATACCTTCTCTTATCTCAAGTATATCTTCTAGGTAATCAACTAGTTCTAGTTCAATAAAAATATCAATTATTTCCTCTAATCCTTCGTTAATATCTTTAATATACCCTAAAGGCATTTGATTCAAGTAATTTAAATCTTTAAAATTTTCTATTAATAGACTATGAATAACTCCGGCGTAAATTATTCTCTCCTCATAAGATAGTTCTTGAAGCAGCTCCGAGGAGGTGATTTTAGAATTTAGCAGACTACTCATAGATATATATTGATATAATATAAATATAAAGAATCGATAAAACAACCTTTCCCTAGGGGAATTATAAAACTCCTCTAATAAACTATATTCGAGTACGATGGC